TACCCGAGGCACTTTTGTGAGCGAAAATGATATTAAGACAGATTACCTTCAATCTCTTTATGGGATACCGACTCTATCAGTCGAAGAAGAGCACCGACTCGCCGCATTAATAGCACAAGGGGATGATGAGGCACTAGAGAAGTTAGTCACCCATAATTTACGCTTTGTGCCCCACGTGGTAACCAAGATGACGGCGTGGCAACATGGCAAGATGCCCTTAGAGGACATACTAGCCATCGGCAATGAGATGTTATTCTTTGCCGCTAGAAGATGGAAACCCCATAAGAATGTACCTTTTGCCGGATATGCTCGGCCATTTATTGAGCGAGGTGTACGGCGTGAACTGGACAACACCTCGAATATCATTCGCTTACCCATCAATGTGATGGAAGAGCTCAAGCGCATGAATTACAACGAGCAGGCACTCTCACAGGTGCTTGGCCGTAAACCGACTGTCAACGAGCTGGCCACCATTGTAGGCACGACCGCGGCTCGGATCCACCAACTCAAGGGCTACATCTCACGCGAGCCCATCTCACTTGATAATCTCAACAACGAAAACCTGCAAGAAGAAAGCGAAGAATAATATGATGGACTGGAGCGATGAACAGAAGAGGGCCTACAAGCGGTTTATCGAGGCGCGTAACCGCGTTGGACTGGTGAGGACTAAGGGCTTTACAAAAAACCCTTGGGTCAGGTTTGCGGACGTGACGTGCACGGTGGACGTGGCTGGACTAAATCACCCATTGTTTGAACAGAACGACGAGTGGCTTGAGTATAAGGAGGCAAGCCTGGCATGGTGGGCAATTGAGCCTGAGTTTAGGAAAGCAGAGCGCATGAGCTCTATTCGTGGAGATTATGGGCATTCAGATAACTGGGACGAGGTTGCACCAGTAACAAGAGACACATTTTCAGTGATTAAGGAGGACGTATGAAATACTTATCAGTATGCTCCGGGGTTGAGGCAGCCACAGTTGCATGGCATGACCTTGGATTTAACCCAGTAGCATTTTCGGAAATTGAAAAGTTTCCATCAGAGGTGTTAGCACACCATTATCCCAATGTGCCCAATTTGGGCGATATGACTAAATATAAGGAGTGGAATTTAAATGAATCAATTGACCTTATCGTTGGAGGAACCCCCTGCCAATCATTCAGCGTCGCTGGACTACGCAAAGGTCTTGAAGACCCCCGTGGAAACCTCATGCTTACCTATGTTGGAATTCTTGACAAGTTTAGACCCAAGTGGTGCGTATGGGAAAACGTGTCAGGTGTCCTCAGCAGTAACGGAGGACGGGATTTTGGTTCCTTCCTCGGGGCGTTGGTCGAACTCGGGTATGGGTTCGCATATCGGGTGCTTGATGCTCAAAACTTCGGAGTCGCACAAAGACGCAGAAGAGTGTTTGTTGTTGGATGTTTTGGAGACTGGGAATCTGCCGCAAAAGTATTATTTGAGTCCGAGAGCTTGTCAGGGAATACTAAATCGAGCAGAAAGACGAGGCAAGAAACTTCCAATAGCTTTATACCACGCGTTGTTGGAACGCTCGATACAGAATGTGGTGGAGGAAGAAAATCCCATCAATCAGCTATGAGCGGACATCAAGCTGTAATTCAAGCATACGAAAATCATGGCACAGATAGTCGTGTTAAAGAAATTGATGTTAGTCCTACCGTTACTGCTAGATGGGGTACAGGTGGTAATAATGTTCCACTAGCACAATCCTACTCTTTACAGAGCGTTCTTGCTCCCACCTTAACAACTAATGATCCTAGCCGTTCTCCTCAAGCTAGTGAAGTTACTCAACAAGTTAATGCAGTTTATCAATCAAGTATGGCTGTTCGCAGACTTACAGAAGTTGAATGTGAACGCTTACAGGGGTTTCCAGATAACTACACCAATATTAAGGAAAATTGCCCTAGTGGTGCAAGATATAAAGCATTAGGAAATAGCATGGCAGTTCCTGTAATGAAGTGGATTGGTAGGCGTATTCAGGAGATAGAATGAAGCGAGCTATACCAGTGGACGTGTACGACAAGGACGGCAACATGATACGTGTTGAGTTTAATGATACGAATGGCAACCATATCATTGACGCAGTATGGGATCCAGCCGATGAGCAGACCAGTAAAAAACGAGAAGCCTTTCGCGAGTGGGCTTATGAATTTATTAAAAACAAAGACTACGAGGTATTAAAATGAACAATCAAAAATCAGACAAGTACTTTAAGGTATTTTTATTATTTTCGGCCATGTACTTCTTTGGCCACATGATTTATGCCATTTTTGCACCAATTTAGTGCAAAGTGCAAGGGTTGTGAGGGTTGCGAGGCTTATTTAGTCATTACCAGATATAAATATATTTTTTTAATTTTTTTTAAAAAGAATAAAAAGGGTATACAACCCTCTCAACCCTTGCACTTTTGCTCTAAGTGCTTGATTCATATAGAGTAGATGAGAATCATTCTCATTGTTCCCTTGCACTTTTTGGTAAACCATTGATTTATAAGGTTTTTTATTTATTTCACATAACGAAATATGACAACCCCGTGATTTGCATTATTATAGGTAAGACGAAAGGAATTTATGACCGCAAGACCAACCTGCCTACCAGTTCAATTTGACAACATACCGATTGAGCTCAAGAAAACCCCACGCTGGGTTTTATGGCGCCTCCTAGAAAAGGGAGAAGGGGAACACACCACATGGGCCAAGGTGCCAGCACGTACAAATGGACTGGCCGCCTCATCGACCAACCCAGACCACTGGACTGACTTTCTCTCAGTCCAAGATGCCTACCAGTCAAACCCCGAGAAGTTTGCAGGGATTGGCTTTGTGTTTACGCAGGAAGATAACCTAGTAGGCATTGACCTAGATGACTGCTACGACCTCACCACCGGTTTCACAAATGCTGCAATGCAGCAATTAGCCAACTCAATCAACGGCTACATGGAGGTGTCACCCTCTGGGACTGGTGTAAAGATATTTACGCGTGCGGATCACTTTGCGTCGCACGCAGACCACTCAATCGGTTTTGAGGCTTACGCGACGGGACGCTACTTTACAGTGACTGGTCATCACCTGTCAGGTAGTGTCCCGGACGCACCCCAAGACCTTACCAGCATCATTCCTGAGCGCACCATGCGCAGGACTGGCGACGCGTTCGGTGACTACGTGGCCCCGCTAGAAGGTTGGGACATTAACCGCGTAGAGACCGAGCTCTTAGCTAAGCTGGACCCAGACTGCCACTACAACGACTGGCTTAAGATTGGACAGATATTGCACCACCAGTTTGCCGCGGACGTTGAGGCACTGGAGTGCTGGGACCGTTGGAGTGCACAGAGCTCGGAGTATGCCACCACAGGTGAGTACTCATGCGACTACAAGTGGGGCACGTTCAAGGGATCGGGCGCGACATTGCGCTCATTGATCTTCATGGCGAACGCGCAAGTCCGAAAGGAGGCGTTGGCCCGAGGCGAGATCGTGCTAGATTCGGGCCCAATGAACCACGCACGGACATTCTTAGATAACCACTACACCAGCGAGGAAGGCTACTCGCTCGTCCACTACGCCGACGAGTTTTATATCTACGTGGGCACGCACTACGAGATTATTGAAGAGTCAACCATTCGAGCACAACTTTATACGTTTTTAGAAAAGTGCAAGAAGCCGGCTAAGCAAGGATCATTAGCACCGTTTAATCCAGCGCCTGCAAGCGTTAGTGCCGCGCTCGATGCAATTAAGTCTTTGTCGCACCTGCCTAACCACCCAAACACCAAGCCACCAATTTGGTTAGCAGGGTATGTGGACGTTAAGCCAGCGGCCTCGAAGTTAATTAGCCTTATGAACGGGATCTTTCACTTGGATGACTCTATCTTGTTGCCGCACTCGCAGGGATTTTTTACGCAGAACAGTTTACCGTTTGCGTATAGCCCAGCATCACAGTGCCCGACGTGGATGAGATTTTTAGATGATATTTGGCCAGATGACAAAGAATCAAAAGAGACACTGCAAGAAATGTTTGGTTACATTCTTAGCGGTGACACCCGTCAACAAAAATTCTTTAACCTGATTGGCCCGCGCCGCAGTGGTAAAGGAACGATTAACAAGGTGCTCGTTGCGTTGCTTGGTCAACATAATACCGTGGCACCAGAACTAGGAGAGTTGTG